GCTGAAACTAAAGCGGGTATGGTTGCTGTCGCTGCCGAAAAGAAATTAGATTCAGGCGATCTTCAATTTAGAATGAGAACAGCAGCTAGCCCTTTTGATAGATTCCAGGCTAGAAGCGATATAAAATTTGCATTTGATCAAAAAAAAGCTGACAAAGATTTAGATTTACATCTAGCAGCAAATCAATCTAAAATATTAAGAGACACTTTAATAGATGCATCTAGAAATTTTGCTGATAATATAAGTGACGGATTAGTTGATGCTATAGTTCAAGGCAAAAGTCTAGGAGATACTTTAAGGTCTGCTGCTACAGATTTCTTTACTATGATGTCAAAAGCTTACATGAAGCAAGGCGTTGATCAGATAGTATCTGGCGCTGCTGGTGGCGGCGGTGGGATAGGAAACTTTCTTGGCTCTATACCATTAATTGGCGGTTTATTCAAAGCTAATGGAGGTATGATTACAGGAGGCTCTGGAAATAGAGATGATGTCCCCGCTTTATTAACTGGCGGTGAGTTTGTGATGAAAAAAAGCGCTGTCAAAAAATTTGGCACTGGTTTTATGAACTCTGTCAATGAGGGGGCTATTCCTAGGTTTGCTAATGGAGGAATGTTTGTCCCAGGAAGTTATGGACAAGGAGACATTAGGGGTAAATCTAATTTGTTAGGTTTTGCTACTCAAACTGGAACTTCTACATCTTTTGATAAATTGATAGGAGGATCTGGTTTTGCAGGTGTGGCTTTAGCTCCTGAAAGTTTAATGATGACAAACTTAGGAAGGTCTATGAGTCCAGCTTTCAAAAGAACTCAAGAATCTAAATCTCAAGCTTTTGACTTGTTTCTTCAACAATTACAAGCAGACGAGCAACGTAAAGAACAACTTAAACAGCAAGCAGAGGCTAAAAAACAACAAAAAAGGGGATTATTTGCTTCTCTTGGAATGGCTGCTTTAAGTGGTTTTGTCTTTGGAGGAGGATTAAAAGGATTAGGTGGTATATTTGGAGGTAGGAAAAGTGCAGGAGGTTTAACTAGTAGTTACTTAGGTGAAACTGGAGGAAGATTTGGTTTTGATCTTAATAAGATTGATACGACCGCTCCAAACGCATTTGAAGGTAACCAAATAACGCCTCCACAGGGAGCAGACCTAGGAAGAGGATTAGACCCAGCTTTGTTTCAATCAAGACCAATGGGAGGTATGATTCCATACATGGCTGGTGGAGGTGGAGTTGGTTACGCTGCTGGTGTTGATACAGTTCCAGCAATGTTGTCTGGCGGCGAATTTGTTATGAATGCGGCTGCAACTTCAAGGATTGGAGCATCTAATTTACAAGCTTTAAATTCTGGAGCTTCTATGGGAGGTGGCAGTACATCTGTAACTAAAGGAGACACTAATATAAACATAGTAGTTAATTCTGATGGGTCTTCTAACCAAAGCTCATCACCTGATACGGAGTCTGCTGATAAAGGTTTAGCTGTAAGGTTAAAAGATGCTGTTAAAGGCGTTATAGCTGAAGAAACAAGATTAGGAGGGATGCTTTCAGCTTAATGTTTGGAACTAAATTAAATTACGATTCAAGGCTATTTTTAGAGGGTGAAGAAGTCTCTGGAATAAATGCGGTTGATTTTTCGTATTCTAACTCTGTTAGTACAATAAATCCTTTAGGGTTTAGCAATGGCGTTACAACCGTCAATGGAGAAACTCAGCAAAATTTTTCTTTTAGTAGAGATTTAGTTTACAAATCTGTTGTAGCTTCTGGAGTTGGTGGGAGCAGTTCTTTTACTGGAGCTAATAATTTATCAGGCAGCATACATTATAATGGAGAGTCTTATGGATTTCAAAGTGGCTATCTTAATAACTGGTCAATAAATTGTGCAGTTGGAGCGCCTGTAAAAGAAAATTGTTCTTTTGTTGTTTATGATGAAATGAGAAGTGGCGCGAGCGCCTCAGGTTCTGTTGCAGCTCCAAGTTTAAGTATACCAAGTCAAGGCAGTATAACTGCTAATTGTGATAACAGCTCGACTAATAGAGTTATAGGTTTTGACTACGCAGTGACCTGCAATAGAAAGCCTTACTATTCAATAGGTAATAAAGGGCCAACAGAAGTTAAATTCATACCTCCTTTAAATATTACTGCCGCTATTCAACTTGAAGTTGATGATGCTTTTTTAGAAAGTGGTAGAAATTTTTTAGAAACAGGTAAAAGCGGCAGAACAGTAAACTTAAAAGTTGACGGTAGGAACGGTGGGCCAACTCTTGTTGATGCTTCAGTACCTAATGCTTGTTTAGTAAGTGAATCTTTAAGTGCATCTTCAGATGGAAGTTTGAGATTAACTCTTAATTATATGGGACATACGTCATGAGTACTTTAACAGGATTAGAATCAGAAAATTTATTTTATAACAGGGATAGAAATATTTCTGGAGTTACTGCACCAACAGATCTAACTGGTTTAAGTTTAACTCCTATCTATGGATCAACAGCTCAGTTCAACTCTAAAGTTAACACTTTTATTACTGACGATTTTTACTATGATCTAGCGCCTTCATCTTTAAATAGTTTAACAGCTAATTTTAATGTAGGTTATTTAACTAATGAAACTAACGCTAGAAAGCTAGCCAACTTTTTTGAAAGTAAGTCTGGTTTTCTGCCCATGGAATTCAATGCTGACAACTCTGGAATATATAAAAATGTAACTGGATTTTGTAATTCTTATAAAGTAACAGTTGATAATAATCAAAATTTTAATGTATCAGCAGTAGTAACAATTGATACAGCTCCTAATCTTTTAAATTGGTCAGGTAATAATTTTACTAACATAGATTTCCAAAACTGGATTCCATCAACAGCATATAAAAAGTATGATGTTGTTTTTTCTGGCGTTAATACAAACAACTTAAACAATTTCTTCTATTGCACTGGAGACCACACCTCATCTTCAGCAAATAGTCCGACTGGTGCATTAACTAATTGGACTCAAAAGTTTTTCTTTGAACCTGATGAAAGACAGAACTTTGATGTAGGTATAAAATCAGATATTGTTCAATTCAATAACTCTTTTACTCAGAGGTTAGGTGGAAATAAAAATACAAAAAATATATCTAAATTTGATATAGCTTATAGTTTTACCAACATGTCTAATCATCAACTAAAGTCCATGCTTCACTTTTTAGAAAATAAGGCTGGCTATAGAAGATTTGAACATCAAATACCATCGGTATATAATAGACCGAAAGTTTACTATTGTCCTAGTTGGACTCATACTTGGGTCTATGATAATGCAAACAATCTAAATGTAAAATTTGTAGAAGACCCATTAGGCGTAATTCCAACAGAGGTTTAAAATGTCAAGAGCTATAATACAGAGTCAAAAAGCAATAGTCGCGGCAAGTAATGATACTGGATCATTTAAAACCACTAATATTGATTTAAATTTAATTAATAATGTTCAAAACGCTAGTTTTTCTATTGCATTTCCTCATGAAAAATCAAAGCAATTAGGGTCACAGGAGTTTAGCATTGATAATACTTTCATACAGCCAGATGTAGAATTAACTTTATCATATATACCAGAACCTAAATTACAGAACGAAATAAATAGTAATTTTATAAGCGGAGCAAATTCTTATACCACCGACGTTCAGGCTCTTGCTGGATCATTACCTAAAAATACTAATTTCTTAATTATAAATAGTCCCGATGATGGTAAAGACGCTTTAGACTCAGTTACAGTTGGTGGCTCAGCTGTAAACCTCACTGGTTTTGAAGCTGCTGCTTTTGGAAACTGTTTTTTAACTTCTTACGGATTAACTTACGGGGTAAATTCTTTACCAATTGTTACTACTACTTATGTTTCATCAAATGCAAAATTTGAGAAACTAACTGGCACTAGTATGGAATCGCCAGCTATAAATTTACTTCAGGGCAACAATAATAATGTAGGGCTTTTAAATTTTACTTTTGATAATGGTACTAAAGATCCAAAAATCCCCATACCAAATGACGAGGATAGTTCAATATCTTTTGAAAATTTACAAGTAGGAGGTCAGGCTATTTCTGGAAGTCATTTAGTTCAATCTATTGACATGTCAGTAGCTTTACAAAGAGTGTCGAATTATGGCTTTGGTAGTGATTTTTCTTATGATAGAAAAGCCGAAATGCCAGCCAATGGATCGTTTTCTATTTCATCTCTAGTATCAGGTTACGGAAACGGTAAGATAACTGGGGTATTAGACAATGAACAAACTTACAGCTTTGATTTAGTGCTAAGTTCAACAGATTCGAAGAAAATAAAATACTCGATATCTAATGCTAGATTACAATCCTATAGTTCCTCTTTGCCAGTGAATGGCACTATGTCTTTTGAGGCTGCCTTTACTTTTCCCGTGAATGAAAATATAGGACTAAGATTAAGCGGAACTAGTTACTAATCGTAATCAATTTTTACGTTTTTACTTTCGTAACCTTTTTCTTTTATTTGATTAATATGTTTAGCTCCATTTCGAGCTTTTGAATAATCTTTATAATATTTTTCTTTTACAGGGTCAACTCCTCCACTTTTCAGCGCTCTCTTTTCGCTAAGCTCTTTAGAATAATCCATCATATCTCCCATTGTTCCTTTTTTTGAAGCAGTTGTTTCCACGAACTGTCTACTATTAAATGGGTCAGCGTCAGCATCTATGGACGCATTAGGAGCGAGAAAAACTCGCTCCCATGCTAAACCATCTTGCTTGTAAGTGTGTTTATCATTCATCCCTTGAAGTACTTCAATGTATTCTTCTTTTTCGGGATGTTTATATACGTAAATTGGCATTAAGTAATTTTAATTTCTTTGCCTCCATTTACACCTTTTTTGGGAAGTGTTAACTTTAGAAGCCCATGACTGTATTCTGCCACAATATGTTCTAAAGAAATTTTGTTGCATAAGCGAACAGTTCTTTTCTTAGAATCTTTTTTGTTTTCAGCTTCAACAGTAAGTAGTTCGTCAGTAGCGGTTATTTTAATTTGACTTTTTGAAAAACCAGCAAATGAAAATTCAACCTCGTAAGCATCTTTGTCATCTGTTGGTGTTACTTGGGATTCTATATCGTTTAATATATTAAATAATGTATTCATAATACTATATATATTAACATTAATTGTGCCATTTAATTAATCCTTAAAAACAAGGGATAAAATGCCATCTACAGTTTTTTCATAGGTCAATTTGTCTCCCATTTTGACACCTTCCGTGTTAATTTGACCCACCTTAGATTCAGCTAATTCCATCGCTGAAATAGCCTCTTCTTCAGTCCAAGTATAAAAAGTTCCTTGGTTGAAAACTTGGTTATTATTAAAAAACACTCCATCACTAACTGCCATTTCTCCAGATGGTTCAATCAAAATTGAGTTATTTTTATTTGCCCAATCTTTATGAGAAGTGCAATTTAAAACAATACTCCACTTTCCGAGACAGGTTGCATTGAATGATGGCAAATTCCAGCCCTCGCCACCAGAAAGTCCACCAAGGTCAATATCTATTGAATTTAAGTATTCATTGACTTCTGAATTAGTGGCTAAATGTGGAAGGAAATTAATGTTATTGTAATGTTTGCCTTCTAAAGTTTGATTTATCAAACCTTTCATTTGTTCTGGTTGGAAAAACGGATTGTTTATACAGCAAGTAAGTAAATATTTATTATTGTTGCCATATTTTTTCAACCAAGTTCTAATGATTTTTTGGGTATGTTTTCTATTTTCATACTTACCCATCAAACCAAAATGAACACAATCCTGCATGTAAGTTTTGTTAGTGACCTTAAAGGAGTCGTCAAAACCTAAAGGAACAGCTTCACAATTGTCTAAACCCTTACTTTTAAAATTATCTCTTGCGTAAGTTGAGCTAAAGATAGTTTTTTGTTGATTACCAACTATTGCAGATTCTATCTCAGTAGGCTGGTTACATTCATAGAACGTATATAAAAATTGATTTTTATTTTTTCTATTATCAGCGCCATTTATATGCCATAGTTTTAACGATGGTATATCTTCAGATAAAAATTTAAATCTGTTATTTACAGCATCTTCAATATATTTTTTAAAATCTTCGTCTAAATCAAAAGCATCTACTGAAACATCACCCATAGGGAAAAGCCCTATCTCAATGTTTTTTTTGTATAATTGTTTTAGAATGTTTATAGAAACATTGCCAAAACTTAAATTATTTAGAGCTGCTTCTAATAATATCTTCATTAAAAAGGAACTTCTTCACCTACTTTTTCTCCTTTTGCAGAAGCAGTAGAGTCAGTGGAATCATCAGACTCTTTTTTCTTTGATGATAGGAATTGCAAGTCCTTACCTTTTATAAAATATCTACTAAAATTTTTACCATCTTTTTCCCAAGACGACATCGAAAGCTCACCTTGAACAATAAACTCTCTACCTTTAGAAAGATATTTTTCAGCTATTTCAGCTTGTTTATCCCAATATTGGACATCAACATAACACTTGTCTTTAACATTAGATGATGAGATACCAACTCTTAAATTTACAACTTTTTTACCAGTGGAAGTTGTTCTAGATTCTGGGTCTTTAACCAGATAAGCAGCAGCAGTTATTGAATTATACATATTTAGTTTGTTTGTTAAGTTTAGTTAAAAATTTATTATGGATATTTATACAGCCTTGTATACTCATGTCAAGATCTTCAGCTATAATTTTCCAAGGTGTGAGCTTATGATTATCGACATTATATCTTTTGTCAATTATTTTTTTTACTCTATCGTCAGTTTCTTTATCTAAGAATTTTGAAAGTATTTTTAAAATCTCGTGTTTGCTTAGGCTTTCTAAAAAAGATTCACAATGAGGTTCAATGTAAAAATCATCATCCTGAAAAGAAATTTCTTGGTGTTTTTTCTTTTTATTTAAAACTCCTAAACATTTCCATTTTGTGTGATTAGCTAAATAAGTTGGAAACTTTGTATTTTTAGAGGGGTCGAATTTTATAGCACAAGAATATACTTCATGTACTTTTTCGTCTAAAAGAGTGTCTTTATCTGTGGTATTTCTCGGTCCAGAGAGAAAACTATTCACCATTGTATGATAAATGCCAGAGTGCCTATTTATCAGTTCCAATAAACTGCTCTCGTCGTTAGAGTCTTTAATTTTATTAATTAAAGAAATATCACTCTCCAGAGCCAACGGCTCTGTAAATTTTGTACCTTTTTCCATTCTTTTTATATATATTATATATAATTTATATATAAATTATAAAACGTAATGTATACAGAGTAACGTATAGCTTTACTATAACGTAATAGGTATAATTAGCGTCTTTAAACCGTTATACGTTATAATAGCCATTGAAATCGACTTGTCAACTAAAAAAATATTTTTTTCAAATACAGTTTGACAGCAGGGCAAAGTATAGTGTAAAAACAGTAGTCATGATTTTCGAAGAACAAATATCAAGGAAGCCCGACCATTATCCATGGGCACAAGAATTTATTGAGGCAATGCACAACGGTTTTTGGACCGATAAAGAATTTAGCTTTAGCAGCGATATACAGGATTTTAATGTTAATTTAAATTCAGAGGAAAAAGAGATTATTATCAGAACACTTTCAGCTATTGGCCAAATTGAGGTGGCTGTAAAAAAGTTTTGGAGTAAATTAGGCGACAACCTGCCTCATCCAAGCTTGACAGATTTGGGGTATGTTATGGCAAATGTCGAAGTTATTCACAACAACGCCTATGAAAGATTATTAAAAGTTTTAGGTCTTGAGGATGTTTTTGAGAAAAATTTAGAGCTAGATTTTATTGAAGGCAGAGTTAATTATCTTAGAAAATATAATCATAAATTTTATAAAGATTCTAAAAAGCAATATGTTTATTCCATCATTCTTTTCACGCTTTTTGTGGAAAATGTTTCTTTGTTTTCGCAGTTTTATATTATTAATTGGTTTAATCGCTATCGGAATATTCTTAAAGAT